ATCCACAGTAAATTCACGTGGGATATTGCAGGGTCCCGGCTATCAGAGATTTTGGAAGACATTGATTCAAAACATATTAATTCAAAGGTGCAAACATGCTTAAGAAATTAAACATTGTAATATTGATTTTATTAGCATTTTATTCAAATTCCAGTGCTCAATTGACTAAAGTTGATAATCCTATTAAACGCTCTGTGAATGATGTCTATTTGAGGTCTACATCTTATAACATGGGGATTGGGATTTCGTCACCAACAGAAAAGCTAGATGTTAATGGAACAACAAAAATTAGGGGGACTGGGAGTTCAATACTTTTCGATAATGGTAAGTCTATAAATGGGGATACCGCCGGACAGTTGACTTTCAATGGGAATATAGAAATTGATGCAGGGAATATTTATTCTCTGGGAACTGCCGGATTAACAAAAACAAGTACAAATAATAATGCGCAGGTTCTAATTAGAAAATCTGGCGGTTATGCGCTCAACGCGGCTGGGCTTGCTGTTATAGGAACAAGTGATTTTGGCGGGACAATCGTAATGGCGCAAGATAGAAATGCGGCATTAACTTCTGGGAAGTATCTGGGACAATTATTATTTACTGGATCGTATGAAGCAAGCCATAATCTGCAAAATGGTGGAGCCGCAATATTTGGGGTTGCAACAGGAACTTGGTCTGCGACAGCAAACCCTTCGAAGTTAACATTTGAGATTGGTGCTTCTGATGTATTTTATAGATTACAAAGAATGCAAATAACTCCGACGGGAACGACAATAGGAACAAATAATACTACAATATCGGCATTATTAAGTGTCGGTGATTCTGCACCAACAAAAACATACATCGACGGGACAAATGATTTAATTGTTAAAGATGCCATTGAGGCAAATGGGACTGTTTATGCTGATTCTGATTTAATTGTCGGTGGGAATACAGGGATCGGGACTTCTTCGCCATCTACGAAATTGCATGTAGTCGGTGGAGCGAGGATTACAGGGCTAGTATCTTGCGATACAATTGATACCGATGCAAATGGCGTTTTGGCTTGTGGAACAGATGGCGGTGGGGGTGGTGGTACGTGGGGAAGTATCACGGGTACGCTTTCAGCCCAAACCGATCTCAACACTGAACTTGGTTTAAAAGCACCATTGGATTCGCCAACATTTACAACATTTTTAAAGTTGCCTAATTCTGCAAATCCGACGGTTGATGCCGCCGGAAAAATTGCGGTTGATACTTCTGCAACCACTGGTTCTGCGATTAGATTCTATGGGGATGCCACATATACATTGCCCGCGTATCAAAGGATGTCTTTCACAATAGAAGCGACAACGGCATCTTCTGACTATGAGTTGGGGTCTTTCCCTGCAAATATAACAATTCGTGCAATTCGAGTCTTTCAGGTTGGGGCAACAAATGTTGTGGGTGGGTTGCAAGAGTGTAATTCCAACGGTGCGAGTTGTTCTGCGGTTGATTCTGATATTACCGCGACAACAACAACAGCAACCGATGATGGGTCGTTAACAAATCCAACGATTGATGCAAATGACCAGTTGCAATGGTTGACATCGTCGGTAAGCGGAACGAATACGCGCACAGTCGTAACAATTTATTATACTTATGATGCGGTGAACTAATATGAGAAAGATATTTTTACTCTTTATTTTAAGTTTATTCATGTGCATCGGGGATGCTTCTGCACAGTTTGCCGCAGTGCAAACAGCAACACAGATTGTAGCAAGCACAGCAACGGTGAGCGTTACTTTATCGCCAACAAAAGTAAATAATCTGGTTGTTGCTTATGCGGGGACAGATAATACTCAAACATGTGATTCTGTTTCTGATGATAAAGGAAATACTTATAGCACTGTTATAACAGTCTTGAATGGTATCAACCGCGTGTGCGCCGCCTATGGAGTGCAAACGGTTGGTGGAGCGACAACCATAAGCTTTAATTTTACTGGTGTCGCGGCAAAAAGAGTTGGTGCAGACGAATACTCTGGCGGTGAAACAAGCAATGCAACGATATTTGATACTTCATCGAATGGGACTGGCACTGGAACTTCGCTTTCTGTATCTACATTAACAACATCGGGATCAGGTAACCTAATTTTTGCAGTTGGTCGTGCTAGTGCTTCTTGTACCCATACTGCTGGAAGTGGTTATACTAGCTTTGGTGGCGTCAATCCTACCACTACAAAAACACAATATAAATTATCCTCTGGCGCAACGGAAACAGCGCCGGAGACAATATCAGTAAGCGGTGCATGGGCAGAGATTGCACTTTCTTTTAAGCCAATGGTTATCCCTGCGCCAGTCCGAAAGGTTATTATCGCTCAATGAAAAGAATATCCCTATTAGCAATATTCCTATTATTTTTTATAAAAGCAAATATTTGCTTCGGGAATGTATTATCAACATTTGTGCAATCTTCGGGGACACTCATTGAGGGGTTTGAGAATAGTGCAGATTGGACTGTTCTCAATGGATCAACGATTGCAAATGAGAATACCTACAAAGAATATCAGCAAGGAACAAAAGCAGTAAGCATAAGTCTTGCGTCAGGGACTACACAGGAGAAGATTACCAAAGACCTCGGCTCTGCAAATGATTTTTCTGCTGTAAAGAACTTTCCAATAGCATTAAACTTTTCTGTTATTAATTCACTCACAAATCTCAAAGTAGAACTTTCCTCGGTATCTGATTTCTCAAAAGGATTTACATATACGTTAAATATTTTTGATACTTATTGGATTTATAATTATGGTGTTCATCCAAGATGGCAAAACCTTCTATTGCGTCAAGCAGATTTCGTTAACTCAGGCGCGGACAGTTGGACCACAGTTCGTTATTTAAGGTTCACGATCAATAAGACTGCCGGGACTGACGTAAAAGTAACTTTCGATAATTTCCGAAAAGATTATTCCCTCACGAAATGTAAAGTCATTATGACATTTGATGATGGATTATCTGGACAATATGCAAATGCTTTCCCAATCATGGAAGCAAACGGGCAGAAAGGCGTTGCCTTTGTTATAAAGTCTAATCTGTTGTCTGGTTCGTATATGACAATCCCGCAGGCTCTTGATCTTTATAATCATGGATGGGATGTTTCACAACATGGTGGTGCGCAATTATCGTCAATGGATGCCGCTACACTTGAATCTGTTGTCAATGGCGATTATGACTGGCTAATATCTCAAGGGTTTTTAAGAAGTGCGAAATTTTATGCTTACCCGTCGGGTGATTATGGTGCTTATGATTATACGATTACACAAAAAGTTGCAGAGAAGCATGTATTCTCAAGAACAACAATCCCAAATCCTGCAAATAGTTATGGCAATCCATCTGCTGGACAGATAGCGCCGGAGTTTGGCGAGAATGATACTTACAGGGATGAAAGACAATTTCTATTAGTCGAGTATCAATTCAATCCGACATCAACTCCACCATCTAAAGTAATTGCTGACATTGACCGATTTATTGATAATAAAAGCCTTGTTGTCATGCTATTCCATGAGATAAGTAACTCTCCACACGGGAATTATGAATATTCAACATCGGGATTCCAGACAATATCTAATTATCTCAAAACAAAAAGCGATGAAGGGCTCTTAGATGTAATAACATTCACAGATTTATACAATAGCTATGACCAATCTACGACTATAAATGGAATAACTGTTAATGGGGTTACGTTTAATAGATAGGGGGATATTATAATATGAAAAAGTTTATCTTATTCTTAATGATATTCGTAGCACTCGCAACTTCCGTGTTTGCCAGAGACATTGGAGAACCATATAAATTTATTTATACAATCGTTGACGGGGATGGGGCTCATGTAAGCGGTCAACTTCCAACTGTTAAAATCCAAAAATCATCAAATGGGTATTGGTACGATTTTAGTGACAATACTTTTAAAAATAGTGGGTGGACAACAAAGGCAATAGCTTTAACAGAAGATTCCACCAATGGATTTTACTATCGTGTCTTTACTCCTCCGGCGACAGAGACATCTAGCGAGGTTTATATATTTGTTGTTGATAACGCGGATGCGACTTACGCAGATCACAACAGCCTTGCGGTTGAATATCAAGGTTACGTTACAGAGATTAAGAAAGCAAGAGGTCGATAATGGATTACATCCAGATAGCGCAAGCATTCACAGCCGTTATTCCAATTCCTGGAAGCTTAAACACAGACACAGTAACCTATTCTATTTACAAAGCGTCGGACAACTCAACGGTATTTAGCGGGAGCATGACATTCGTTGCCGACGAAGTCTGGAAGGTTACATTTACGCCAGCCACAGCGGACACATACATCTTAAAAGTTAATGATGCAACGATCGACTCAAAGCGTGAAAATATCTATAAAGCCGTTGGCACAATCCCAACATCAGACCCAACAACGCCGTCAGGGATTGATTTAACTACGCTTGAGAAGGTAAAGAGTTTTTTAACTATCGACAATACCGACGACGACATATCTTTGCAAAGGATATTAACCGCAGTTTCGCGATATGTAGAGGGATATTGCGATCGGCCTTTTATTTCGGCGAGCTTTACCGAATATCATAACGGGCATGGGAACAATGCAGTTATCTTAGATAATTATCCGGTAACAGCTATTGCGTCGCTTTATGACGACACGTCGCGGATATATTCAGCAAGCACCTTAATCCCTGCCACAGAGTATGTCTGGTGGGAAGATGGCCGCGTTGAATTAGATTCAGGTGGGACTTTCTCTAGTGGGAAAAAGAATATTAAATGTACTTATACGGCAGGATGGCCACAAGCATCAATTCCCGAAGATATTCAATTGGCTGTTTGGCGTATTTGCCAATTTATCTATAAAGATAGCAAGACATCAATCGCCGGACCAGACCAGCTTGACGTTGCAGGAATGATCATTAAGTTCAAGAACTCCGAAGTAAGAGAAATCTTAGACAGATACCGAAGGATTCCAACAAGATAATGGACATCACAATCAAAGGATTGGACGGGCTTGGTGGGAAATTCGACCCAGATAAATGGCGTAGGGCTATGCTTCAAGCCATGCACTCTGTAACGCTCGGGGTATCGGCTTACATCAAAGAGCGCGGGTTGTCCGGCCAAGTGTTGCACATCAGAACAGGCCGGTTAAAAAGCTCAATTTCTGGAACTGCACAAATGGTCGGGAATATTGTTACAGGGAAAATCGGGACGAATGTTGTATATGCGCCAATCCATGAATTTGGCGGAGTTATCAGAGCAAAGAACTCCCCTTATTTGAGGTTTAAAATCGGCGACCGATGGGTAAGTAAGAAACAAGTTACGATCCCTGCGCGCCCATTTTTAAGGACTGGACTTCAAGCGAACATTGACAACGGTTACATTATTGAGACTTTTAAAAAAAGAATTGATCAACTGTTAAATGAAAAATGACATCTAAGAATATTATAAATCAAGTACAAGCTGTGCTTCAAAACGATGCGACATTAAGCGCATACGTTAAGAAAGTTTATCAAGGCGTCCGCAAAGATATTGGAGATGTAAATTTCCCGTGCATCATTGTTGAACCAATGATTAATGAAGAGAGCGACGAGCTTGATTCACACGTTCTTCAAAGATTGCATTTCAAAATTCTGATTAGCGCATACGTCCGTTGTTTTAACATGGACTTGCAAATCGTCGGGGACTCAACGCATAAAGGGATTATGGATGTTGAGACGGATATTAAAAAAGCGTTGTCAGCTTATTATCCGACGCTAAACAGTACGTGCATTGATTTTAAGTTTAAGCAATCAAGTTACGAAATTGAACAGTGGCCGATCCGCGGCGTTTCAATAGAAGTCGATTTTTATTATCAACAGAATATTCTAACAAGAACATAATAAGGAGATAAAACAATGCCAGCACCAATGTTAAAAGAAAGAATTGTCATTCTTGCCAAGTCAGAAGCGACTTACGGCGTTGACCCTACGCCAACGGTTGCCGCAAATGCAATCCTATCGATGGGGACAAAGTTAAAAGAGAACCACGAAGCAATCAAACGCGATGTCGAAATGGTTTCGTTGTCTAACCGTCAATCGGTGCGAGGGCAAGAATATACAGAATTGACTTTTCAGACAGAAATCATCGGGTCCGGCTCTGTAGGCGTGGCTCCGCGCTTAGGGGCACTGCTTAAGGCGTGTTCTATGTCGGAGACAGTCTCCGCTGGGTCAAGCTGTATTTATACTCCGGCATCATCTCCGCAGACCTCATGCACGCTGTGGGTTTACATCGATGGCCGCCGACATGTTATCAATGGAGCTATCGGGACATTTAAGTTGATCGCGGAAGCCGGGAAGCAAGGGCTCTTAGAGTTTAACTTCAAAGGGCTTTACACAGCTCCGACGGACACGGCGCTATCAACTCCGACATACGAGTCAACAATTGACACCCCGGCAATCGTTAAGTCTTCGAATTTTTTGCTTAATTCCGTTGCGTTGATTTTGCAGAAACTTGAGTTTGACTTAGCGAACACCATCGCCAAGAGGGATAGTTTGAGCGCTTCAACAGGCGTGGCTGGGTTTTACGTAACGAACCGCGCCCCGACTGTCACAATTGACCCCGAGGCTGTGCCGATTGCAACGTATGATTTGAGGGCTGATACTTTGACAACGCCTCGCGCCTTATCCGCGCAGATCGGCGCAACGGCAGGGAACATCTGCACAATCACAGTGCCAAAGTTTAATATTACTGATCTTGAATATGCGGATCGTGAAAAGATTCTCGTCGAGAAGATTAAGGGGCAAGCAGTGACATCGACTGCGGCCGGGGATGATGAGATTAGTATTAAATTTACATAATAATAAATTAAATGATCGGAGCAAATTCAATGATAACAGGAATTAACTTAAACGAAACGCAAGAATTTATCAGCAAATATGACACCGCAGAACAAAAGACAATCTGGAAGATTGGCCCTTTAAGCTCAGGGATTTCTGCACATATTGGCAGTATTTTTGCAAAAGACCCATCGTCAATTGATGGGTTTATTAAGGCTGTTAAGTTTGGGCTTAAGGGAGCAGAGAATTTTAAGAATGCTTCTGGTGAAGATATTGTCATTGATAAAGTTAATAAGTCCGTCGCAGAAACAAAATATCAAATCGTAGCGAATAATGTAATCGAGATTATTCCGTTTGAAATAATTATCGAGCTCGGGACAGCTATTCTGAACAGTTCAAAACTTAGTGAGCAAGAAACAAAAAACTAATAGTGGCAATCGCCGTCTCACAATGGGATTTAGATTGCCGCAAATGTTCAGATACGCAGAAGGTTGAACATGGGTACTGCGAGGATAGTCCAACCCCCAAAAAATGGCAAGTCAAAGAGTGGACTTTCCAAAGATGCCCGCTAACGGTTGTTACACAACAGAGCATCGATTATTTAAACGCATACCCATTATTTAAGATTGGTGTCTTACCCAACGGAAAAGGTTGGCTTAATGAGACAGAAAAATTTCTCCAAGCAATGAGGATAATAGAAAAAGAAGCAAGAGATATGGAGCGAAAATAAGATGTCTAACTCTGAATTAAATATTGTCCTCAAGGTTACAGATCAAGCAACTGCTCCGGCGCAGAAGGCTATTAAAGACGTCGGGAATGAAGCTGAAAAAGCAAGCCAAAAGACATCTAGCGGATTCTTGCAAGCAAGAAAAGCGATACAGGATTTCCATAAGGAAATGTTTGTTGTAGGGATTGCTTTTGGTGTTCTTGCGACAGCTATTAATGAATGGGCGAAACGAAACGATCAAACACGCGATTCTCTGAATGAAATTGCTCTCGCAACAAGCAACCTAACTTCCAAATTCGGCGAATATATCCAAAAGCATACGCTTATTGGCATGGCGTTTGTTGCAACTTCTATTGCTTCAAAAGAGTTTAATAACAGCGTAAAAGATGAGTACACGGCAACAGCAAGAGCGACGGAAGAGATAAGAAAATTTAATGATGATCTAAATAAGCAAAAGACATTATTTGTTGACGGGAAGATGTCTGCCGAGCAATATTACAATGAATTGTATCGCGGGGCACAATCTCAAATAATGATAAATCAGCAAGCCGCGCAAAGTATGCAACAGTTGGCTTCGTTGACGGCACAAATAAATAATAAAGAGTTGATGGATGCTCGGAATAAGACCAATGAGCAAATGAACTTATTGAAGTTTTACGAACAAACTTACATGACCGCACAACAAGGCATGTCTGCTTTTACTGTAACAGTTGGGAAAGCTATCCAAACAAATATGTCTGCGGCTTTAACTTCGATGATTACCGGAGCAAAGAGCGCAAAAGAAGCATTCTCGGATTTAGGAAAAGCAATGGTTACAGCAATCGTTGATTTTATGGTGCAAAAAGTTGTCGCGTGGGTTCTTGAAAAGACTTTATTAGCTGGGACAATTGCGGCATCTATTGGCGCAGCCGCAACAATCGCGGCGGCTTGGGCTCCTGCGGCCGCTTTAGTATCTGCGGCTACGTTTGGCGCAAGTGCTGTTGCTGGTGCGGCGGCATTATCGACAACTGCCGCCATTTCGTCAGCAATAGCGGCAACATCTGGAAGAAGCATATCAGTACAATCCACAATGTCAGGCGGGGGGCAAGTTCTAGCTCGAGCAAAAGGCGGCGATGATTATGTTACGCGTCCAACCTTATTTTTAGCAGGGGAAGCTGGACCAGAGCGCGTGCGCGTTGATCCACAGGGAAGCGCTGGATATAACGGCGGTGGCGGTAACGGTGGGATAACAATCAATATTTCCGCTGGCAACATCGGATCAAACGAAGATATTAAGCGCCTTGTCGAGGCGATAGGATTTGAAATTGACCGTACGGGACGTTTTGCAAGGAGCTTTGCATGATAACGGATATTAAAATTAGCCCCGAGAATTTATTGCAGTGGTCGGACATGGAAGATTGGGTGAGCGGGGCCAGCGCGGCGCCAACAAACCATACGTTGAGCGGTGCAGGGGCAAGTATAGCACGTGAGGCAACGATTGTTAAGCACGGGACTTACAGCGCAAAGGTTACGCGCGCAGGCGCAGATTGCACGCTTTACCATGACCTAACCAGCTATTTGACTTACGCCGGACGCAAGATGACATTTGGCGCGTGGGTATATGCAACCGTGGCCAGCCGTGCGCGGTTGTCAATCGGTGACGGGGTTGGGACTTCCAATTCCTCTTACCATTCCGGCGGCTCATCGTGGGAATTTTTAACAGTAACACGGGATATTGACCCGAGCGCAACACGTATCCGCTGCGGAATGGAAGTCAACACGGGAAATACAGACGGTTATTTTGACGGAGCAATTCTATGTGACGGAGATGCTACATTTACAGACCTTTCTCCTTATGTGGAGAGCTGGGCCCCGCAAGGTTCTTACAGGTTGGAAAGCTATACAGTTGCCCGCCGTGACGGTAAAATAGTGCCTAACCTTAACTTTGACACTAAGGCGATCAGCTTATCCGGCACAGTCGTTGGAAATGACATAGCAACTTCGCGCACGGGCATGGACGCGATCGTTAAGGCAATCAATCCTCAAAGAATTAGCCCAGACGGGAAGACAACCAAGCACGACCTTTATCTTTACGATGATAGAATTTTAAAGGTACTTATTAGCTCTTGGGACGTTAATCCTAAGGCCGCGCTTAGGGCTTTTCAGTTTAAGGCAAAGATGCAAGCAGTAAACCCATTTTATCAAGGTTTACAAAAGACGCGCGTTTCGCAGTCGTTATCATCCTCTCCGATTACGTTTACCGTAACGACAGTTGGGAATATTTATACATTGCCGATATTCCAATTCACTCCGGCTGGCTCGAATATGACGGCGTGCACGTTGGAGAATTTAACGACCGGAGAGGTTCTTAGCTTTTCGGCGACCGTAAACACAGGGAACATTTTAGCAATCGATAGCGACCTTCACACTGTGACGAATAACGCAGTTGACTCAATTGCAAGCTTCACGGGTGACTTTATTCGTTTATTGCCGGGCGCGAATCAATTCCGTTTCACTGGCACGACCGGCGGAGTTCTAACAATTGACTGGTTTGAAAAATATCTTTTTGGTTAATTATGAAATACCGCGTTGAAATAGCAGACAAATCTTTTAACCGCCTTGAAATCCTAGACCAAGAAGCAATGGGTTTGCATTGGGATTTTAGCCGGATAGGTGGGTGCGGTTCTTTTTCTTTTGACTTGCCGAGAGAATATTGCAATGAGAGATTTATTAGCGGAGACTTCAACGTAAAAATCTATAAACGCAACAGCACAACAAAGGCATACGATCTTTGGTATCAAGGCCTTGTTGAGACAAAACAGCCGAATATCCGCGGAGGAAATGAAACAATTCAGGTTCGCGGGACAGGATATCAAGCGCAACTTTCTCGCATTTATATCGCCAATAAAATATACACATCGACGGAAGTTAGCCTAATCGTTAAAGATATTTTAGATACTTACGTTTGCCCTTACACAAACATCACGTATTCTGGCGGTGATCTTGTTGCAACGGGATTCACGCCGAGCACGGTAAAATTTAACACGGATGCTCTAAGTGCTATGCAAACTCTCGCGGATATTACAGGAACGCGCGAATGGGGCGTTGACGCTAATCGCAAATTTTATTTTAAGGAGCGGAGTTCATCGGTTGGATTTATTTACCCAATTGGAAGCGAAAAGATTTTAAATTTTAGCTCTGATGACAGCTTTAAGGACATCATAAATCGCGTCGTAATACAAGGAGGTGACGTGGCCGGGGTCCCATATACTGCGACGTTTAATGATACGTCAAGCCAGCTTAAGTATAATTTAAGAACGAGCGTGACCCAAAATTCTTCAATCACGACAAGCGACGTTGCGACGCAATATGCAAACTCAGTGTTTACGGAATCAAGAGACGTTGTTCGCCGCGGGAGTTGCGAATTGCTCGAAGAAATCCAAATTGAATCAACAACGCCAATCCCATTATTTTTGATGTTAGCGCCAAGCATTACTTACGGACAGAAGGCATACGGAACATTTCTTTATGCAGGGCGCATCACGTACCAAGTTAACCGCATAAATTACAGCGTCGATAACAATGGCAATATGCGCATAGGCCTTGAGCTTGGCCAGCTGCGCCCGACGCTGTCAGAAAAACTCGCACAACTTAATTATGAACTTGAACAACTGAGGTCAACAAGCCTATGAGTAGCCCATTTACAATTGAATCATTCACAACGAAAACAAACAAAGTAGATCTGGTCGATGCCTCGCATGTCAACGCTTTGCAAACTTCCGTTGTCAATATCGAGACGGGATTAAATCGAGCCATCAACAATGATGGTTCTCTCTGTCAAGGGACATCATTCCCGGGTTCTCCTGTTGCTGGACAAATATTTTACAGAACAGACACGGATACGCTTTATGTCCGCAATGGAGCAAATTCTGCTTGGCAAGCAATATTTCAGCCGTATGGAATACCAAACAATATGCAGGTTTTTACAGCTAGCGGGACATGGACTCGTCCGGCGAATGTGTCTAAGGTCCTTGTGAAAGTAATTGGAGCCGGAGGAAGCGGTGGAGCGAATAGTTCCTCAGGTAGCGTCGGTGGGGCAGGCGGTGGCGGTGGTGGTTATTCTGAAGGGGTTATTGATGTTACTGGTAATGTAACTGTTACAATAGGAGCAACTAATTCTTTCGCTGGGTCAACAACAATACAAGCAACTTCTGGCGGGAATGCTTCAACCTCAACTCCGGGGACAGGAGGGGCAGGAAGCGGTGGGACAATAAATGTTTCTGGCACAGCTGGCGGGGCAGGGTCTTTGTACCAAGCTGGGGATGGTGGCAATTCTCCTATCGGTTCCGGTGGTATTGCTGGATCAAATAATGCCGGTAATAACGGGGGCAGTTACGGTGGAGGGGGTGGTGGGGGTGGAATTTCTGGAGGGGCAAATTATGGAGGTGGTTCTGGAGACGCTGGAGCAGTAATTGTTTATTGGGCATCATAACAATACCTTAAAACAGAAAGTTATCAACATGCAACCAGAAACATTAACTTTTCAATGGCTGAGTCCTTTATTGATTGGGATTATTGCTGGACTTGTTGGAATTATAGGTTGGATGATCAAAGGCTACCTAAATTCTTTCAAGGAAAGCATTGACAAAATTGCGATGAGCCTTGAGGAGAATATCAAGAAAGTTGAAGTATTCATGAGGGAAATTAACGATAAACACACTGACGTTGATAAGAGAGTTGTCCGGCTAGAGGAGCATATTAAGATTAATAAATGAAATTTGAGGACTTTGGAGAAGTTGCAGAGCTTGAAAAAGAGATTGAGACTTTTATGAAAAAAATATCTTCGAGCAATGATCCAGAAGAAATCGAAATGTATAGGCAAATGATAAAAGTCAACATCGCGGTTTTAAAATATCTTTTGAAAAAATGAGGTTTGAACATGAGTGATAACTCTAAAATCTTCGGTGTTTCTTTTCGCGGATGGTTAGCATTTATAATTGTATTTACCGTCTGCCTGATGTCTTTAGCAACAATGAAAGTAGACGAACCCCTTTACACGCTTTGTACTGTGGCCGTTGGATTTTATTTTGGAAGCAAGCAGCAATCGCAATCCCCGACGGAGAAAAAGGATGTTTAAATATTTACTTATCTTATCGACTATATTTTTTATTGGTTGCACGATGTCGCGATCTATGGAAGTCAAGGTAGCGGGGAATAATATCCGTACAATTTACGGGGCAGGCGACGCAGGGATTGAATATAAATCTAACACAACAACTGGATTCTTAAATGGACGAAATTAAAGACGGACGTATTTTTATTGATCCAACAAAATTTGATGAGAGCGACCTTCCCTTAATATGTCTGTCAGATGACAGGACTGGATTTCTGGGCTGGGGGATAAAGGCGCACGAACACGGGAATTATAA